TACTGTGATAAGCTAGGTAAACTCCCTGCTGTAAGATTGAATGGTACAAGCGATATTCAATGGGAACATAAAAAGCATGAAGGACTTACAGTCTTTGATAAGTTTCCTGATGTGCAGTTTTATGACTACACTAAGATACCTAACAGGAAAGTATCACACATCAAGAACTATCACTTGACATGGAGTTATAGTGAGGCTAGTGATAGGTATGCAGATTACTTTGACCAAGTCATGTATAACAAAGCAGTCGTGTTTAATCTCAAGAAGTCTGAGCCACTACCTGAAACTTACAGAGGCTTAGAAGTTATTGATGGAGATACACATGATATGAGATTTCTTGATGAGCCTAATAAAGTTGTAGGCTTACGAGCAAAGGGCAAAGCCAAAACAGATGATTCAGGCTTTGTAATTCAACCACTAAGATTTGTAGCATAAGGAGATATTATGACATTAGTAGAAAAGATGATAGCAACAGCATTTTACAGAGGATACAGTTTATCTTTTGATTATACCAAGTATGACGAGGATTTAGAAAAAGATATTTTGAGTAGAAGAAGATTAATATCAATATCAGATATTAAATATAATGCTGACAGTGATATCTTAGTTTGTGGTTGTATTGATTATAACTACATAGAATATAGAAAATTCTTTTTAGATAACATGAGTGATATACAAGTGTTTAAAAAGATTGACATTGACGAGCTTGACAGCTAGGTCATTTTGTGGTAATATGTTTCGTGAAGTTTGCAGAAAAGAGGATAGCAATTAAAGTATAAATCCTGTTTGGTTGGAATTCCATTTTTGGTAAACCATATGAACAACGCTTCACAACTCACCAGTCCCTAGAGTGTGAGTATAAAGTTAGAATAGGGAGCGTGGTTTCCTAAAAAACCATGTGGTACTCTCAAAGGTCATAAGGGAGAGCTAAGTTAGTCAATTAAAACAATTGCATACCGAGATTGATAAGCCACACCTTTTAATTTTATAGGAGAAAATATGAGAGCAATACTAATAAATCCATTTGATGAAACCATTACTGAAGTAGAATATTCAGGGGACTTCAGACAAATCTATGAGCTTACAGATTGTAGCACCTTTGATGTTGTTATGTTATGTAATACAGATGATTTGTATGTTGATGATGAAGGTCTATTGAAAGACAATAGATACTTTTCTTGGAGTGGTCGAAACTTCGCAGGTAAAGGATTAATTCTAGCACATGACGAAGAAGGTGAAACAATACCAACGACTTATGATTTACAAGAGGTTATTGATAGAGTTGAGTGGTTGCCTGAGGGACATCAAGAAGTACCTTACATGGAGTTTGTTTCATGGAGTTAATATTAGTATGCCTAGTTGCAGTAAGCATGGTAGTTTCAGTGATAGTATATGCTTACCTAGTAGAAAACAAAAAGATAAAACCTATGCCACCTAGATTTTTAGGTCGTCATGGTGGCTTTGAAGTGCGATACAACGAGGACGACTATAAACGTTTTGACGAGGAGAAAAACAATGACACAGTACAAAGACAAAGTGATAGCAAGAAAGCTACAACTTGAAGAGGAAGCCAAAGACAATCAGGTCATTGGTATTGATACAAGAATAAAAGATGGCAAATGGACTAAACAAATAACAACTTATGCAAGTGGTAGAACTGTGACAGAGTATGCCGACAAGCGTAGGAAGATAGTCGAGGAGGGTTGATGGCTAAAGTTTGGAATAAGACAACGCATACACCGGCTACAACAGGCAGAGGTAAAAAGACAAGTCAAGGTAGAAGGAACATTGGCACTGCTACCATGAACAAAAATAAAAAAGCCAATCTAAAAAAATATCGAGGTCAAGGTAAATGAACATATTTTATTTTTACAAAAGTCCAATGCTGTCTGCACAAGCACAACCTGATAAGATGCTAGTGAAGATGCCATTGGAAACAGCACAGATGTTATGTACAGCACACAGAGAACTTGATGGTGACGAGTATGCTGATGAACAAGGACTTTACAAAAGAGCTTATTGGAATCATCCCTGTACTATATGGGCTAGAGAATCAAGTTCCAACTATTGGTGGCTCTATGAACACTTCATAGCTCTTGGTGCAGAGTATACACACAGATATGGTAAGGTACATTCAAGCGTTGAAAAACTTTGGAAGCCTTTGTTTCTTATGCCTAAGAATATTTACAAGGGTGCAATGACACCACTAGCACAGGCTATGCCTGAGGAGTACAAAGATGAAGACCCTATTGTTGCTTATCGTAATTATTGCATTAACGAAAAACACTATGCCAAATGGGAACGAGGTCGTGATAAGCCTAGTTGGTGGCATACACAACACAAGGAGGTTGCGTGAAAACATTGACACACTTAATTTATAGTGCTATTATTATTGGAATAATTCTTGTTGCTTCTGCAATGAGTGTTATTGAAGACGAGATGCGACTTGAGTTATCTTGTAAAACTTTTTTACTTGAAATGTATGGAGAAAAATTATGAATTATATTTACCAGCGTATGTTAGACGAGGACACTACTGCTGTCTTTGACAAAGAACAATTTAAAAAGTTTGATGAATATGTCACAAGTAAATACAAAGAGTTCTACGAAAATAAAGTAGGCTATGACGTAAAAAAAGATGGTGACAAATTTATCGTAACCCTATTTGATACATCAGTTATAAGCATGAAAGATATAGTGCTTGACATTCTTAGTTGATTGGTGTATAATAGCTTCACAAAAATCGCCAAACCAAAAGGAGGTTATATATGGCAGTATTAGAAGGAAAAGCCTATTGGGCTTCAGTGACAACACCTAACACAACTTTTGAGCCTGTGTATACAGTTGATTTAGTTGTTGATGGTGACGTTGCAACTGACTTTGAAACTCGTGGTTTCAAGGTAAAAGACTTGTCCATTAAGGACGAGAGTGGTGGTGCTACCCCTGTGGGCAGAGCCATTACTATAAAGAGAAAAGTAAATGGTCCGAATGGCATGGTTCGGAATGCACCAAAACTTTTCGATAAAAATAAAGAACCTATGGACGAGATTGTTGGGAATGGCTCAACAGTTAAAGTCCAATACAATGAATGGGAAACTACTAACAAGTTTGGAACATTCAAAGGCTTGGATTTTCAAGCTATGCAGGTTCTTGATTTGGTTCCTGTCAAATCATCTGATGGTTCAGAACTTGACCCGTTCGGTGATGGGGAGGAGTTCTAGTGGTTATTACCATTAGAAATGATGAAGGAGTTGAAACAAACTTTGACATCAACCTGATTGGTGACGAGCAAAAGAAGCAGGAAGCTACTGTTATCGTGCAAAAGGTAGGTAACTTGCAAGTCACAATCGAAGCTCTCGACTTTGCTTCGAGAACTCACAGAGCTAACTTAGAAAAACTATTGTTAGAATGTGATGAAGCAAAGTTGACTTCTGATGAAGAAGCTGAAACTCAATCTGAGGAAAGCTAATTCATTGTTTATCTCCACGGGCTCTCTATATGGGAGCCCACTTTTATAAGGAACATTACCTATGGAACAATCAAAATTTGTAAAATATCATTTGCCTTGCCCTTCTTGTGATAGTAGTGATGCTTTATCTATGAACGAGGATGGTTCTGCTAAATGTTTTAGTTGCGATAAATTTTTTCCCAACTTGGAAGGAGGAGTAAAATCTGTGAATAATTATAGGAAAGAAACAACACAACCACCTGTGCAAATAAATGCACATGGAGGTATGTTTGCAAAGCTAAGTGATAGAAATATCTCAAAAGAAACTGCTGAAAAGTATGGTGTGAAGTGTGTGTTTGATGCAACAGGAAAGATTGCACAGCATCACTATCCCTACTATATTAATGGAGAGCATACTGCAAACAAAATTAGATATGTAAACGACAAAAGGTTTACTATCGAAGGAACAATACAACAAACAGGATTGTTTGGTCAGCAGTTATTTAAAGAAGGTGGCAAGTATTTGACCATCGTTGAGGGAGAGTGTGATGCTATGGCTGCCTACGAATTACTAGGTAGTAAGTGGGCAGTTGTATCCATCAAACGAGGTGCACAGTCTGCTGTTAAAGATATCAAAGAGAGTATTGAATATGTCGAAAGCTTTGACAATATAGTTATATGCTTTGATAAAGATAAACAGGGGATTGAAGCTGCCAAAAAGGTTGCATCAATTATCAAGCCTAGAAAAGCTAAGATAGTCACATTACCAAACGGATACAAAGATGCTAATGACATGCTCAACAAAGGTAAGTATCAAGAATTTACTAAAGCATGGTGGGATGCACAGGTTTATACTCCTAGTGGCATCATTCGTGTATCCGAGAAGCAAAAAGATTTCTTAAACAGAGATAAAAAACAAAGCGTACCTTATCCTTGGGAAGGATTGAACAAAAAACTTATAGGTTTAAGAGCAGGAGAGCTTGTTACCCTCACAGGTGGTACAGGACTAGGTAAATCTAGTATTACGAGAGAGCTAGAGCATTGGTTGGTCAATCAAACACAGGACAATGTAGGTATTATAGCTCTCGAAGAAGATTGGAGAAGAACTGTAGATGGTATTATGTCTATCGAAGCTGATGCTAGACTTTACATTGATAGTGTTCGTGATGATTTTGAAATAGAAACACTTATGACAATGTATGACAAACTATTTGCAGGAGATAGAGTTTTTATTCATGCCCACTTTGGAACAAACGATATTGATGATATCTTTTCAAAGCTAAGATATTTGATTGTGGGTTGTGATTGTAAATGGGTGGTTGTAGACCACTTACATATGCTAGTGAGTGCTTTGGCAGAAGGTGACGAAAGACGAGCAATTGATAATATTATGACTAGACTGAGAAGTATGGTCGAAGAAACCGGTGCAGGTATTATCCTTGTTTCCCATCTAAGAAGGGTGGATGGTAATAAAGGACATGAAAACGGTATCAGTGTAAGTCTTTCTCATCTTCGTGGCTCTAACAGTATTGCACAGCTTTCAGATTGTGTGATTGCCCTTGAAAGAAATCAACAATCGGAAGATGAACTCGAAGCTAGGACAACAAAGCTAAGAGTATTGAAGTCAAGATATACAGGCGATGTAGGCATGGCTACTGCTCTTGTGTATGATAAAGAAACAGGCAGATTATCTGAGTATGAAGACAACGAACTATTGAATTCTGATTCAGATGATAGTATAATACCGTTTTAGGAGGTCATATGGAATTAGTATTTGACATAGAAGCAAATGGTTTATTATGCGATAAGCCAAACAAAGAAAACATAAACGAAGCAGATACGATATGGTGTCTTGTGACTGTTGATGAGAATGATAATGTCAAAAAGTTTTATGGTGATACCTTAGATGAAGGTATTGAGTATTTAACTAAAGCCGATAAGCTTATTGGTCATAATATTAGTGGGTATGATATACCTTTAATTGAAAAACTTACAGGAACAAAACTATTTCATTCCAATAAAGTTGTTGATACTTTAATTCTTTCAAGACTATTCAAACCTGTTCGTGAGGGTGGTCATTCGTTAAAGGATTGGGCATATAGATTAAGACTACCTATACAAAAGCAAGAGCATGATGATTGGAGTCAGTTTTCTCCTGAGATGTTGGAGAGATGCAGAAAAGATGTTTTAATAAATAAAAAATTATTTAATTATTTAAAAACAGAAGCAATTGGATTTTCTAAAGATTGTATTTTACTTGAAACTCATACTAATTATTTGCTTACCCAACAACACATGAATGGTTTTTATTTTGATGAACAAAATGCTATGTCCTTAACAGCCGAGCTGACACAAAAACTAAATGAAACGACTGATAAAGTTCACGAAACATTTAAACCTATTGAAACATTACAAACAATAAACATTCGTCACAATAAAGATGGCTCTATATCTAAAATGGGTCAGATAGAAGGCGAAACTAAAAAGATAAAACTAACACCTGAAGAGTATGAAGAATTACAATCAGGTAAAAAACAGGTGGTTAGAAAACTTATAGAAGAATTTAATCTTGGTTCTCGTCAACAAATTGGTGACAGATTAAAAGAGTTTGGATGGAAACCTAAAAAGTTTACACCAACAGGTCGACCAATAGTTGACGAAGCAACACTTAAAAAAATTACACATATACCTGAAGCAAAACTTATTGCAGACTTTCTACTATATCAAAAAAGAATGGCACAAATTCATTCTTGGATAGATGTCATTGATAAAAAAGATAATAGAGTTCATGGCTCAGTTATTTGTACAGGTGCAATCACAGGTAGAATGGCTCATCGTGACCCTAACATGGCTCAAGTACCTGCTGTTTACAGTCCTTATGGTAAAGAATGTAGGTCTTGTTGGCATGTACCTGAGGGTTATAAGCTTGTAGGTGTAGATGCAAGTGGATTAGAATTAAGAATGTTAGCACACTACATGGCTGACGAGGAGTATATAAATGAAATTATCAACGGAGATATTCACACAGCTAACCAAAACTTTGCTGGACTTGAATCAAGAGATAAGGCTAAAACTTTCATCTATGCCCTTATCTACGGTGCAGGAGATGCAAAAATTGGAACTATTGTTGGAGGAAACCAAACAGCAGGTAAGCAATTGCGAGAACGCTTTCTTGGTAGTCTACCAACACTTAGAACTCTTAAGGAACGTGTTGAAAGAGCATCAACAAAAGGATATCTAAAAGGATTAGACGGTAGAAAAATACTGTTACGTCATAAACATGCAGCACTAAACACTTTACTACAGGGGGGTGGTGCAATTGTTATGAAAAAAGGATTGTGTATATTAGCTGATAGATTAAATCTTGCAGAGCTTGATTATAAATTTGTAGCTAATGTACATGATGAATGGCAAATAGAGGTACGAGAGTGCCAAGCTAATCGGGTAGGGCAACTAGCTGTTGAGAGTATTATTGATGCCGGTAAATACTACAATATGCGTTGCCCTCTTGATGGCGAATACAAAATAGGAGGTAATTGGAGTGAAACCCACTAAAAAAGATAGAAAAAAGTTTGACATTGACCTAGAATATGGTACAATACGTGAAGAAAAAGTAGCAGAAATGCTTACCAATAAAAAGGTTGAAGTAAAATCTGAACGTGGTATGTGGATGAAAACAGGAAACATAGCTATAGAATATGAATCTTGGAGTAAGCCATCAGGAATCAGAGCAACTGAATCAGATTATTGGTTTCATAATCTTTGTGTTGGTGATAACGAATACTGCACATTGGTTTTTAAGACAGATGTTTTAAGAAAGATTGTGGATAAACTTGACTACTTTAAAACTGTATCAGGTGGTGACCACAAAGCTAGTAAAATGTTTTTAGTAAACTTACAAAAGCTATTCTCGTCTGACGTGATAAAAGCTTTTAAGGAATTAGAAGATGCCGAAAAAAACGATTAATACTTTAGTAGAAGATATCTACAAAACTATAGGTGCTTTATCTGAGGGTAAACCTTTAGATATATCCGAAGAAAGCTATGAAGAGTTTGGTAAAGCTATGGCAGATGCTTTACGACATTGGTCTATACCTCAAGATAGAAATGGTAAAGCAAACCTACGTATGTCAAACATAGGTAGACCACAAAGAAGATTGTGGTATGATATGAACTCTGAATCAGAAGAACAAGAACCTTTAGCACCTCATGTACACATTAAGTTTTTGTACGGACATCTTCTTGAAGTATTAATTTTATTCTTTGTTAAACTTGCAGGTCATAAAGTTACAGCAGAACAAAAAGAAATAAGTGTGTCAGGTATTAAAGGACACATGGATTGTAAGATTGACGGAGAAGTTATTGATGTCAAAACAGCATCAGGTTATGGATTCAAAAAGTTTAAAGAGGGAACGTTGGCATCCGATGATTCCTTTGGTTATCTATCACAACTTGCAGGATATGAGGAAGCAGAGAAAACATCTAAAGGTGGCTTTCTTGTTATGAATAAAGAAACAGGGGAACTCACTACCTTTATTCCTGATGATATGGAAAAACCAAATATCAAATATAAAATTAAAACTGTAAAATCTTTAATGAAAAAAGATACACCACCTGAGTTTTGTTATGTGCCTGTAGCAGAAGGTAAAGCAGGTAATATGAAACTTCCTAGAGATTGTACATGGTGTCCACATAAGTTTGAATGTCACAAAGATGCAAATGATGGTAAAGGTTTACGAGTATTTAATTATGCAAAAGGACCAATATATTTTACCGAGATTGTAAAAGAACCAAACGTAGAAGAGGTTATCTATGAACAGAAGAATGTCTAAAAAAGTTAAACAAAAGTCTATATTGTTTGTTGTTGAATGGTTGAAGTCTATGTTAGTAGACGAAGAAAAAGAAAAGGTTTCAGTGCATAATTATAAAAATTATTTACCACAAGAAACACACATTTATGCAAACAAACAACTAATGGTTTCATCTTTTACACCAAGATGGTTTGCTAAGAAAATTAAGAAGGTTTTAAAGGCTAAACCCATTGACAAAATCACGTACAACGATATAATATAATGAGGGGTTACAGAAAACCTAGGAAGGTTAGACCAACTGAGAAGAATGTACCGAAAGGTTACGATTCAAATTGGGAATACAAACTCCATTCTACGATATTAAAGTCTTGGGAACATCATGGACCTTCAATAGAGTATAAAGTAGAGCATAAATATGAGCCTGATTTTGTTCGCACAATCAATGGCATTGAGTATCTCATAGAAGCGAAAGGTCGCTTTTGGGATTACAACGAATACAATAAATATAAATGGATTAAGAAGCACTTAAGTTCTTCTCAGGAACTTGTGTTTCTTTTTTCTAGTCCTTATGCACCTATGCCACAGGCAAAGCCTAGAAAAGATGGCACAAAAAGAACACATGCTGAATGGGCTGAGAAAAATGGTTTTACTTGGTATGATGAAGACAATTTACCGGAGGAATGGATTGATGGCAAAGATAAACTATAAATTTAAAGAGAATGAAATACTACAAGAACTTACAAACTATATTAATGATACTTATGGTCAACATTATGCAAGTGATAAGTACCAAGCAACCGATGTTATCATTGATTCAGGTCATGGTGAGGGCTTTTGCTTGGGCAATATAATGAAGTATGCAAAAAGATACGGAAATAAAGAAGGAAAAAACCGTAAAGACTTGTTAAAAATATTACATTATGGTATAATCATGCTCAACGTACACGATATGGAGAACTAATAATGGTAGAAGATACTGTTGGAAATAAAGAATATTTAGGTATAACAATTAATTATGATAAAGAGAAAAGACTAGATAAATTTAGTCTTGATACTCTAAAAGGCAGGTATTTATTACCACGTTCAAAAAATTTTAAAGGAGAAACACATGCCCAAGAAGCATTCGCAAGAGCCTCCGTCTTCGGAGCAACCTATAAAGGAGTCACTGATTATGAATTGGCTCAACGACTTTACAACTACAGCTCCGATTGTTGGTTCATGTTTAGCACTCCTATACTTAGCAACGGGGGAACAAGTCGTGGGCTTCCTATTAGCTGTTTCCTCAATTATGTACCTGACAGTCTTAGGGGTTTATCTTCTCACATTGACGAAAACATATGGTTGGCAAGTTCAGGTGGAGGTATTGGTGGATATTGGGGAGATATTAGGAGCAATGGTGTACCTACTTCTAACGGTAGTCAGTCTACTGGTTCAATCCCCTTTATGCATTGGATAGATGCCCAAATGTTAGCCTTTAGTCAAGGCAGAACAAGAAGAGGAAGCTACGCATTATATTTAGATGTATGGCATCCTGAGATTGAAGAGTTTATAAATGTTAGAAAAGAATCAGGTGGAGATATTTTCAGAAAATGTTTGAATCTACACAATGGTATTAACATAAATAACGCTTTCTTAAAAGCTGTAGAAGAAGATGCAGATTGGAGATTGATAGACCCTAAAACAAAAAAAGCTACAAAGATTGTTAATGCTCGTGATTTATGGTTTCAAATATTAAACGCTAGAGCAGAAACAGGTGAGCCTTACATTGTCAACATAGATAATTGTAATGATGCTTTACCACAAAAACAAAAAGATTTAGGACTAGAAATCAAACAAAGTAATTTATGTTCTGAGATAACTTTACCAACAAATAAAGAAAGGACAGCAGTGTGTTGTTTGTCCTCAGTTAATTTACAATACTTTGACAAGTGGTCAAAGAATGAACAGTTTATAGATGATTTAATAACGATGCTCGATAATGTTATTCAACATTTTATTGATAATGCTATCGACACAACACAACTAGGAGAATATAATGCAAACTTTGAACGTTTTAAAAAGCATATTAAAGAAGGTAAAGAAGGCTTTACTAGAGCTGCCTACTCTGCTTACAGAGAAAGGTCGTTGGGTCTTGGAGCAATGGGTTTCCATGCGTACCTTCAGCAAAACAACATACCTTTTGAAGGTATCTTCGCTTCGGGCTTCAACCATAAAGCTTTTCAACACATTAAAGTACGAGCCACTGAAGCTTCTAGTCGACTCGCTGAAGAACGTGGTGAAGCTCCTGATATCAATGGTAGTGGGCTTCGTAATGCTAATCTTTTGGCTGTTGCTCCTAACGCTTCTTCTAGTATCATTTGTGGTGGCACATCTCCTTCTATTGAACCGTATCGTGCTAACGTTTATACGCACAAAACTCTCTCCGGAAGCTACCAAGTAAAAAACAAATACTTAGAAAAGCTCATCAAGTCTAAGGGTATCAAGGGTAAAGAACTTGAAAGTCTTTGGAAAGATATCGCAGGACACGATGGTTCGGTACAACATTTAGATATTCTTACTGATGATGAAAAAGAAATATTTAAAACAGCTAACGAGATAAATCAAATATGGATTGTTGAACATGCAGCTAAACGTCAAGAGTTTATATGTCAGTCACAATCTGTCAACTTGTTCTTTGTGCTTCCTAAAGCTACAGAACCTCAAGAGGTGCATGATGAATACATGCAGTATGTTAATGATGTACATTGGTACGGTGCTACCAAACTAAAATCTTTATATTACTTTAGGTCTAACGCTGCAAGAAACGCAGAGAATGTCAATGTAAAAATACCACGTATCAAACTTGATGATGTGGAATGTATAGCGTGTGAGGGCTAATATGAATTGTTGGCACTGTAACACGCAACTTATATGGGGTGGAGACCACGACATAGAAGAGGATGAAGATTACGTCATGGAAACAAACCTAAGTTGTCCAAACTGTGGTTCGTTTGTCATGGTTTATTTACCAAAACAAGAGGAAGAAAAATGAGTTTATTAGGAACAAGAGAATATTACAAACCGTTTGATGATGCATGGATGTTTGACTACTATGTATTACAAAA